CTTTTCTAGCCGCTGGTTTTTTAACCGCTGCTGGCTTGTCGGTAATCTGGCCTATCTTGACCAGAAAGTCATGTTCCTCATCTGTAAATCCTTTATAGCTCATATTAACTCCAACTCGTTAGGGTGTTGACTGTAATCTCACTAACTAATAAATCACCGCTGGCTGCGCTAATTATACTAGGTGCTGAGATAGCAGATATATTTATTACTAAACTTGATGCTGCTAATTTTGTTACTACTGCCAGTATGTAATCTTCCATGCCTGCTAGATTGCCTTGATTATCTAATGCTGGCTTAGTTATTAAAATCTTAAAGTTTGCCATAGGGCTGATAGTTATGTAATCGTTATTGCTTGGCGTAAGGTAGGGATCTGACGGAGTGATGACCACGCTGTTAACAAGCAGGGTCGCTGGCGGAAATGCAAAGGTTGACCACACGCCTGCATTAGTTAAGTCTGTTGCAAGTGTGCTGCGTAAGGTAGTTATTGCAGCTGGCATTAGCCGACCAGTGAATTAGGGCTGCTATAAGGCTGGATGAGACCACGTACTCTGTTAATCAGCTGATAACCCATCCGATAAGGGCTGGCAGTGATCCCATCCATACCTACCCCACCAGTCTGGCTAACCTGTCTGGCTTGCCATATATCTACAGCTACGATCATCGCAGCTTCTCTTATAGCAGGGGTCGCAGTGTAAGCCTGTGCTTTATGTTCTGGGCCTAATGCCCTGCCGTATGGTTTAATAAAATGGAATGGATCATCTGATGCTGTTTTTGCGTATTGAATAATAGAATAACCTGTAGGGTAATTGCTAAATTGTAATTGTGTAAATAATGCTGTGCCTATTGTTGCTGGCACTGTTGAGCCAGGGAATGCGCCAGTTAATGTGTATGTGCCATTGTATGTGCTACCACAATTAGACACTGTAATGCTTTGACCTACTACAAATATGCCAGGGTTTGCAAGCACTAAAGATGCAGTGTTATTGCTAATAGATGATCCGATTACTGGTGCATCGTTATGCCACAAATAACCTTGTATCAAATCCTCTGCTGATTGACAGCATTCTTCTACTGTTGCATCGGTGTACAAAGTGCCTATACCTAAATTACTGCGTAACTCTGCCATTGTTACCATCGCAGCGGCCATGTGTACTCCTTATCTAAAAAAGCTCCCCCAGGGCTAGGGCTACTAAACCCCAGGGGATTATTACAGGCCTAACTTATTAGGTTAGGTTAAAGCGTCTTACTCCACCAGCTACTAATACCTTAGTTGCTAGGTAGCCGTAAATCATTGTTTCAATTTCACCAGATGTAACTACGTTAGTGCTTAGTCGTAAAATTGGTGATTCGTAAACGATTACTGATGATGGCACTACAATAAATGCTGACTCGTCAATAGTTGTGCTTACTACGTTTGCATCTACATAGAAATCTAGACCAAGTACGTTGCCACGTAGTGAACGTGGATTAACTTGTCCAGCTGCGTTCATTGGTTGAATTGCATTGTAAATAGGGCGATCAGAACTGTCTTTAGCACCTAACAATAAAGACCATTGTGATGTACCACCGACATAAGCTGTTGGTAATTCACCTGTTGCCAAATACGCTGCTGGTACTTCTGTGGACACGTATGAAATAATGCCGTTAGAAGAAGCTGCTACTGCTGTAGCTTGTGTGCCAGATGCTGTTAATTCAGCAATTACGGCTGCATCTGTTGCCTTGTTGTATGCACGTGTCATGTTTTCTAACATGGCTTGGAAGAATGCTGGAGATGAACGCTCTAATAACTCTATTGAGTAGCGTTGCATGCCTGCAAACTTATTAACAGTTGCATTTACGTATGCAGATACGATACCTGTCTCTGATGGAGCTGAGCCTTCACCAGCTTGTGAAACAGTACCTGCAGTTGTGATCTTAGGATGTGAAATAGTCATACCTGATGCTGGAATTGCACGTGTACCGATTGCATCGATAGTTGGGCGTGATCCAATTAAGGTATCTACTACCTGTGGTGAGAAGATAGTTGGAGAAAATGCTGGGTTAGTTGTAAATGAGTCATCTGCAGCTGTAAGCATCTTTGCAGCTTTTGCCTCTGCATGTAATACCCAATCATTAGAATCTTGGTTGCCTAACTTTGCTTTAATGCTGTGCTCTAGGTACTGAGCTTGTGTTTTAATGGGTGAGCGTGGCTCTGTGTAGAAGGATGCACTAATCGTTGGACGTGCGGCTTCTACTGGAGCAACCTCGACCACTGGTGTTGCTGTTGGCTCGGTGGTGTTGTCCACTTGTGCCTCGCTTTCCGTAGTTGGTTGATTTGTTGCATCCGCTTCGCCTTCGCTAGCGGCAACTTTAGTTACTTGTGCTTCTGTAAATGCTGGTGACTCGACAAGGCTTACTTCTTTTAATTGTGCCTTAGTTACATAAATATAATCTTTTTTCTGTGATGACTTAATTACTTCTACACCCACAGACATCCCGGAAATTAGGTCTTCGGCGGCAAGGACTAATGCGTCAGAGCCTTGCATGCTGGCACTAATCTTAAAGCTAGCGTAGATGCCATCCTCTGCCTTGTTAAACTTTTGCATGCGGCCTATTGGCTTATCTGCGTTGTGTTGCATAAGCATCTTTATCTTGCCTGGGTCGCCAATATCTATAGAATCTTTAGCAAAGACCACTGGGCCTGCGCTGGTGTTGCCTACAGTCTCATACGGCACTATCTTGCCGGCAATTATTCGGCGCTCTGTATCTGCGCTCTCAACAGCACTACTGAATGTAAGTAGCATTATCTTCACTTCCCTCTGGAGTCATATTCTCCATTTCTTTGGCTTCCTCTACAGTTATTAAACCTAGAGATAACATTTTTTCTAACGCTTCTAGTCGCTTCATTGTGTCTGCACGTAAGAATGATTCTTCAATAGCAAATCTAACTGTGTGGCCACGAGCTGTAATATCATCCATGCTTAGTCTGTCCTCTATTGCACAGATATAAGGCTGTAGAGAATAAGCAACAAACTCTTTGCGACTTTCTAAAATATTTTGATAAGTCATGTTACTGCCAGTTCCCATATCAGCACTTACCATGTGTGCCGGTACGTTCATCGCTCTGCAAATTTGTGTAACTAAAAACTGGATACTTTCATTGTAGGTCATGTCCTTCGGGGAGAATCCAACTGTCTCATAAGATAATGTGCTTGTTAAATATGCTGTGCTTCTATTTTGACGTGCAGATTTCCATGCTGCTAGTAATCCTTGTACTTGCGACTCTGGCATATCTGCGCCGGTATTCTTTAAGAATCCTGTAGCCATAGGTGTTGCACTAGATATAGATGCTGCTTTTTCTAAATCTAATGCAGCTTGTATTGTGCGGCCAGAAGTTTGTAATATACCTTGTGTAAGACCCTGAAATGTAACAAGTGATCCGACACCGACCATAGGCACTTTTGCTTGGTCAATCATGTAATATAAAATCTCTGTACCTAGTGCATTAGTTTGTGCAGTTACTCTAGTATTTGCTACCCACTCAAATCGTGACGGGCGCATATCATCTGCGTACAATTCTGTAATGCGCCAGAATGCTTGGCCGTAGAAGATAAGTGAATCAACAGTAGCGCTGATCGTGACGGATCGTGGCTGTCTAATATCTGGTTGCTCTACCCATAATGGCGATGCTAATTCTTCGCCTGTAGATTTTTTGTAAAGTTTTAATGGTAAATATCCGACTACACCTTTAATTAAATTAGCGCATCTATTTACAGCTGGTACTTGTACAGCTAATGCGCGATCTATTGGGCCATAACCAAATGGTGTGCCTATGCTGTTAAATCCATAACTATCTAACATAACGGCAGGGGCGTATTGCGCTTGTAGAGTTTTGTTTTTATTGGTTATACCCAAAGCAGACAATAGACCCATATGTATACTTTATACCATAAATAGGACTAATAGTGCAAACTAGACAAATATTTGCGCGGTTTGTTGTGGGCGTGTCAACTGGCTTACAACCATAGCCAAAGATATTGCAGCTGTGACATCACCGGCTGATTTGCGCCGTATTATGCGCCAGCCTGCATCGCTAGTCTTAGCAGCGCAGTTATTTAAGTGTTGTACTAAGTCTGCCTGCCCACTATGCACCATTCTGCTGTTAGCCATAGCATCGGATAAGTCCGAGCATGCCTGGTAAAAGGCTTGACCCGATACATCTTGCATGCGCCATCCGCTTTGCTCTAATCGTGTTGCTATTGACTGCGTGGCATACTTGTCAAAGCAGATTATGTGTGGATGGTACTTCTTAGCCCACTCATTTACATCACTTGCCATTTTTACTTCATCTATTGCAATATCACTATGCCACAGCTGTGCAAGTCCGACTGCTATCTTGCCGTCTTTCATTTGACCCATAATTAACGCACCTGATCTGCGTGTGGGTGCAATATCAAAGGCCATTATAGTCATTGGGCCGACAGGGATTTCTAGTGTGCTATCACTACAAGCTTCAATAGATCCATACACCCAGGGGCTTACCGCTGAATCTACCCACTGACAAAGCATTTCAGTTCTTGTAGCTTCTATGCTGTTTGTGTTTACAGATTCTTCTAATGTTTGTTCTGTTACAAAATATCCGAGTGCAGGATTAGCCATAGCCCAGGCTTTGCGATCATGTATCTTGCAGTGCTGTGGAGCTGACCATTCGTAGTATCCCAAAGTGACAGGAGGATAAGATAATGAGCGTTCTCTTAAATCATTAAGCACTGTACTAAACCCATCACCTGCGTTACTTGTCATTAAAGTCATGCCATTAGGTCTTGCCCTAGTTACTGGTAATGCAGCTGTAAATGCTTCTGGTGTCCATTCGCGTAATTCATCCAAGTATAAGAAGTCACAGGTCTTACCACGTGGCGCATCCCGTGTTGCAGCTGCAATTTCGTATCTTGCACCATTAAGTAAACTAATAGATTCTTGACCATTAGCTAAACGTATTGCTCTTACCTGGTCTTTTAAGAATTGATTATCTTCTATTGTGTATGCAACATTTCTAAATGTATCTAGTGCCAGACTCACCATTTATTAAACCTGATACGCTTAACTTTGATGCAGAATGATACGGAAGTAAAACAGACGCCACGAGGGGTCGGGCTAATTGGCAGCACTGAGCCTAGAATCCACACGCCTTTATTAAAAGGTAATAGCAAAGCACAAGAAGTTGCAGATCTAGCCGACAAAATAGGCATGCCGCTTATTCCCTGGCAACGTTGGGTGCTAGATGATCTACTAGCTGTAGATGATGCAGATAATTGGCGCAAAAAAACAGCTTTAATACTTGTAGCACGTCAAAATGGCAAGACGCACCTAGCACGCATGCTTATACTGTCGCATCTCTTCCTATGGGGATCTAAAAACGTGCTGGGTATGTCTTCCAATAGAAATATGGCATTAGATACATTTAGACAGGTTGCATACACAATAGAAGATAACGAGTTTTTAAAAAAGCAAGTAAGACAGATACGCCTGGCTAATGGTCAAGAATCTATTAGCTTACTTAATGGCGCACGTTATGAGATAGCAGCAGCAACACGAGATGCACCACGTGGTAAGACTGCAGACTTTCTATACATAGATGAGTTACGTGAGTGGACACCAGAATCGTTTACAGCTGCATTACCAGTAACTAGGGCGCGGCCTAATGCTATGACACTTAGT